AGCCCAGACGCTGGCGGCGGTCGCCGAGGTCGCGGTAGGCGTGCAGCGGCAGGGTGGCGATCTGGTCGGCGAGGTAGCGCCAGGCGCCGAACACCGCGCCGAAGGACGCCGCGCGGTCGAAGTCGATCGCCCCAGGCTGGTAGAGAGGCGGGCCGACGTTCCACGGCACCGAGTCGATCGCGCGCTGCTCGGTGCGCTTGCGGCGCCAGACGTACTTGTCCCACCAGGTCACCAGATCGACTCCGTGACGTTGTAATCGGGATCGAGCAGCAGCTCGCCGGCGGCGATGGCGTCGTTGCGGGCGTGGTCGGCGAGGATCCCCGCCACCGCCGCGTCGATCTTGCGGGGCGAGTTCGGCCGGTCCTTCTGCAGCACGAACGGGCGCCGCTCGCCGTCGTCGACCCGCAGCCGCACGTACAGCTTGTGCGCGTTGCCGACATGGCGGGCCAGGCGGGAGTCGCCGTCGTGGGTCATCTCAGCCTGCCGGACCGCGGTGTCGGCGGCCTCCACCGCCGGCGCCCACCGACCCGCCGAGTTGGTGTGGACCTCCGCCACGCGCTTCTCGAACTGCTCGGCCCAGCCAGCGATCCATCCCTGCCACCACGCCGGGTCGCAGTACATGCGGACGACCTGCCAGCGCGCGAACGCGGTCCGCACGGCCTGGTCGACCTCGGCGACCGGCACCACCCAGCCGTCGCCGTGGGCGCCTTGGGGCCGCTCCCATACGTCCACGACGAACCAGTGGCGGTCGCGGGTGCACCCCACCAGCGCCGCCGCGTCACGGCTGATGGCGCCGTCGAAGCCGAGGGTGATCGGCTGGCCATCCGCCGGCATCCCGCGCTCGGGGTCCGCACGGTCGGCCCACACGCGGGGATCCAGCCAGCGGGCCGAGCCGGCGCGGCGCTCGTTCAGGAAGTAGCGGCGCTGCTCGTTCTCATCGGCGGTCGGGTCGCGGACCTCGGCCTTCAGCCGCTCCAGGTCCATCGCCTGGATGAACGGCCCGTAGACGTGCCGCAGCGCCCGCTCCAGCGCCTGGTCGTCGGCCAGGTCCAGGTCGTAGTCGACGCCCTTGTGGTCGAACAGCGTCCGCGGCCGCTGCCCCTTGTGGTGGGCCTCGTGGATCGCCTCGCAGGTCGACTGCTCACCGGGCGCGTACATCGTCGAGGTCAGCAGCCCCCACGGCTCCGCCGCGTACCGCTTGGCCAGGTTGCGCTTGACGGTGCGGTACATCGCCCGGTTCTCGGCCAGGACGTACAGGTGGGGCTCGTCGAAGACGGCCAGCGTCTCCTTGCCGCCGTCCTTGGCCGCGCTGGAGGCGGTCGACGGGCGGATCTCGCCGCCGCCGGGGAGGAACGTCCGCGTCGACGACTGCCAGTCGCGGCCGATGTCGACGCCGGCGAACACGTCCGGGTGCCGGTCGCGGGCCTCGCTCAGCATGTAGGCCACGTTGAGGTAGGTGTGCCCCGACTGCCCTTCCTCGGTACTCAGGCAGCGGATGAACGGGTAGGTGATGGCGCGGCCGACCGGGTCGCCCACCTCGAACTTGTAGCCCCACCAGGACACTTCGCCCGGCTTGGCCCAGTGGTCGAACCGGACTGGGCCGGTGCCCTCCTCGCAGACCACCATCCCGGCCAGCTCACTCTTGGCGCGACCCTTCGGCCGGCTCAGCAGCGCCTCGTCGTACAGCCGCCGGCCCGTCTCCGGGTCCAAGGCGTAGCAGCGGAGGATGAACGCCGCCAGTTCGTCGTCGAGGCGGATCGGCTCGCCCTGCACATCGCCGGGACCGTGGACGAAGTGCCGCTCGAGGTGGTGAAGGATCTGCCAGCCGAGGGTCGGGCGGCCCTCCGGGTCGACGTCACGCATGGCTACCCTCCGAGCAGCCGCCGCCGCCTCTCCTCATCGCCGCCGCGATCCGGCTCACGTTCCTGCCGCTGCTTCAGCTCGGCAAGCTGGATGCCGAGCCGCAGCCTCGCCATCGGGGTCATCCCGAACTCCGTCTCGGCACGGGCGACCTGGCCCTCGAGCTGCGCGAGGTACTGGATGAGCGGGTTCAGGACCGGCTGGCCCATGCTGCCCTTGACCAGCCGGGCGCGCTTCACCGTCCGGGCGACCCGGTCGTATTCGTCGGTCGCGGCGATCCAACGGCGCAACCTCGGCAGGTCGCTGTCGAGGTCGACGGCGCGGGCGACCTGGCTGGCCCAGAACCCATACCAGCGGTCCCGGGCCGCCTTCAGCAACCCCTGCGGCGGGGTCGGGACGGCGGGGCGGGCGTCAGCGAGGACGAGGACGTTCTGCTTGCGGTGGCCCTGGTTCTGGCCGGCCGGCTTCTTGTGGCTGATCCCCATCAGCCGGCGGTGAAGTCGTGGGGTTCGCCGGTCATCTCCAGGACCGGCTTGGTGCCGGTGTGCTCCTGGTAGCGGCGGGCGGCGACGTCGACTCGGCTGGGATCGAGTTCCATGAGCCGGGCCACTCGGCCAGCGTCGTGCGCGGCAATCAGCGTCGAACCTGATCCGCCGAAGAGGTCGAGCACCAGGTCACCAGGCTCGGAGGTCGCCGCCAGTGCCCGGATCAGGAGGTCGACCGGCTTGGGGGTCGGGTGGTCGGGGTCGAAGTCGCGGGGGCACTCCCACACATCGCTGTCGACTGTCCGCTGGCCGCCGTAGGGCCCGGCGTAGACGATGAACTCATGCCGCTTGTAGAAGCGGTCGAGGTTCTGGACGCCCCGTTGCTTGTCCCAGACGATGCACGCCTTCGGGTCGAGCGCCGCACCCTCCATCGCCCGATGCACCAGCGACAGGGACCGCCAGTCGCAGAAGACGAAGTGCGCCTCGGCCTTATGTGCCAGGGCCAGGGCATCATGAATGACCTGCTCGGCTTCCTCGGGTGTCGCGTCCCCGACGATGCGGTCCTCGCGCCGCATAGCCTCGTAGCCGATCCCATAGGGCGGATCGGTCAGGACGACCCTCGGCAGGCCCTCCAGCAGCAGGCGACCGTAGTCCTCGGCGCTGGTCGCGTCCCCGCAGAGCAGTCGGTGCGGTCCCAGCAGCCACAGATCACCCGGCTGGGTCACCGGCTCCGCTGGCGGCTCCGGCACCTCGTCCGGGTCCGTCAGCTTCGGCGGCACCTCCTGGCCGGCCAGCAGAGCGTTCAGGTCCGCCTCGCTGTAGCTCGCCGCCTCCAGCAGCGCCGGATCCGCCGCGTACACCTCGGCCGCCATCGCCGCCAGGTCGCCAAGGTCGAAGGTGCCCAACTCGGCGGTGCGGTTGTCAGCCAGCGCGAACGCCCTCGCCGTGGCCTGGTCGTCGTCGGCCCAGGTGACCGCCAGCTCCGGCCAGCCCAGCTCCAGCGCTGCGGCCAGCAGGTGGTTGCCGGCCAGCACCGTCCCGTCCCGCAGGGCCACCACCGGCTTGCGCTGCCCGAACCGCTCCAGCGACCTGGCGACCGCCTTCACGTCGCCACGGCGCGGGTTGCCCTCCAGCGGCTTCAGGCTTTCCACCGGCACCGCGAGGGCCTGGAGCGATTCAGCGATCATGCGCGGACTCCGGCGGAAAAACGGCGCGGATGGGCGGGGACACAGCGAGATGGGGTGCGCGGGGTCAGTGGCCGACCGCTCTTACAAGAAAATCCGGTCAGCCCGGCCACTCTGGGATGAGCGCGGTCAGCACCCAGCACGCAAGGCCAGCCGCCATGAGGTTGACCCTGGCGGCGATCCCGATGGCGGCGAGCACGAAGCAGATGAACGCGGCCAGCAGCAGCAGGACCTCCAGCATCAGCGTCTCCTTGCCGTGGCTCGGTTGCAGTGGGCGTGCTCAATGCCGTGGTAGCGAGTGCGGTCCCCATCGACGTGGCCGAGGTCAAGGGCTTGGCCCTCCAGCATCAGCTCGCCGCAGCGTGGGCAGGGCTGGCCGATGGCGTGGGGTAGCAGCATGGCGCGAAGCTTCTGGTGCTCACCGCTGTAGCCGCGCTGGCTGGTGGTACCACGTGCCCGGTCCTTGACCCGCTCATGCTCGGGGCAGCGGGTGCGGGGGGTGAGCCGGGGGCAGTCGAGGCAGCGGCGGAGGGCCACCGTTAGCTCTCTTGCAGGTTGGGTCTCATGCCTTGCCAGCCTGCACCACGGAGCACACCCCAGCTACGTAGCATCTGGAGGTGTCCAGCGTTGATGCCGTACGGGCATGCTGAGCTACCAGGGATCATCGGGATGTAGAAGACGCGGTCATCGTTGAGCACCAGCGCCAACACGTCGAACTTCCCTCGGTCACTCTCCTTCAGCCGGAAGTAGATGACCTCGCCGTTGAGCCACGCCGTCCGCACCTGTACCCGCAGCGCCTCAACCATGCGCCACATGTCCGGGTCGTAGCGGTAGACGAGCAGGTCGGACGGGCAACTCGGGCTGAGCGCGCGGAACACGTGGTAGCCGCGGCGCATAAGGTCGGCGGATGCGATCAACTCGCTGACCGCGCCACTGGTTGCGTTCCCGGTGGACCTTGATGACCGCTCGGGGTCGATTAGACTCGCCAATGCCATCGCCTCCAGACAGGTGGTGGCCACGCCCCCGGCTGTTTGCGCAGCGCGGGGGCACACTTCGGGATGTAGGGAT